GTTTAAGTTAGTCGTAGGTGACTTGTCTCAGATCGAGCCGAGGGTATTGGCGTGGCTTGCTGACTACGACGATATGCTAAACATCTTCCGTTCTGGTGGCGACCCCTACGCACAGTTCGGGGCGAGGATGTTTCATATCCCAGACCTAACCAAAGAGACCCATCCAGAGCTACGTCAGAGTGCCAAATCAGCCCTGCTTGGCTGCGGCTATGGTCTAGGCTGGGCGAGCTTTGCCAGCCAGTTGTTGACGGGGTTTCTGGGTGCTCCTCCCATGCGGTACGAGGCATCGTTTGCTAGGCAATTGGGGGCAAACAAAGAACTTGCAGAGGAGTTCTTGAGTTGGCGGAATACGGAGGCAAGGCTACGGGATATACCCCACACCTGTAGCCTAAAAGAGTTGGTGTACCACGCCATTGCCGCCAAGCGAATCATTGACATGTATCGCAGCACCGCCCACCCTGTTGTTACCTTTTGGCACATGTGTTCTGACCTGATCGAGCGCAGTCTTTACGATGGTCAGGAGTTCGTGTATAAATGTCTAACCTTCCGTAAGGGTGAGATAGAATTGCCCAACGGAATGAAGTTGCTTTACCCAAACTTACGCATTGAAAAAGATGAAGACGGTAGGAGCCAGTGGGTATACGGGCCAGACGCTACCAAGCTGTACGCAGGTAAAGTAACAAACAATGTTACTCAGGCGTTGGCACGTATTGTGATGACTGATGGCATGCTGCGCGTATCCAAAAGATACCCTGTGGTGGGCACAGTACATGATGAACTTATTGCACTTGTATCTGATGATGAAGTTGAACACGCTAAGACTTGGGTCTTGGCGCAAATGACTATGGAACCTTCATACATGCCGGGGATTCCATTAGACGCTGATGGTGGTACACACCAACGGTACGGCATGGCTAAAAACTAAGGAGAAGCATGGAGCACACAAGAAAAAAACGCATTGAGTTACCACGCAAGATCAGAGTAGGTAAGAAGATGTACACCATCGACATACTGGAGACGATGCTACAGCATGGCGGTATGGCACGAGTGCACTACGACGAAAGCCGTATTGAGATTGGTAAACGTAGCAATAAAACTGGACGCAAGTTTGGTAAGAAAGCATTGAACGAATCGTTCTGGCACGAGTTAGTCCACGCAATACTGTACGACATGGATGCCCATGCGCTTAACAAGAACGAACGGTTTGTATCTGAGTTTGCCAAGCGTCTATCCGAAGCAATTGACTCTGCGAGGTTTGAATAATGGAAACAGAAACTTTGTACTACGTAAAAGTTCCAATCGTTAGCTTTCGGTGGGAGAAGGTGTACGCATTAACAGAGGTAGATGCAAAACTTATAGTTCCGCAAGCTGTTGAAATTCAACACTGGTCTGAGTTTGAAAAGGGAGAACAAGGTGAATAAAGTCGTCTGGTCGCACAGCTCTCTGAAAGACTACGAGGGTTGTGCGCGTAGGTATCATGAGATCAAGGTCTTAAAGAACTATAAGTTCAAAGAGACCGAAGCGACTATGTACGGAACTGAACTACATAAGGCTGCGGAGGACTACGTTGCAGATGACACGCCGCTGCCACAGAAGTTTGCGTTCATTCAAGACGCGCTCGACGCATTGAAACAAAAGCCCGGACGTAAGATATGTGAACATCAGATGGCATTGACGGTAGACCTTAACCCCTGCGGCTGGAAGGATGAGGCTGTATGGGTTAGGGGTATCGCAGACCTTTTGATTATTGATGATGACAACCTGACTGCGTGGGTAGTTGACTACAAGACAGGTAACAACAAGTACCCAGACCGTGAGCAGTTAAAGCTGATGGCACTGATGGTGTTTGCGCACTTCCCGCACATTAGAAAAGTTAATGCTGCGCTGTTGTTTGTTGTGAAGAATGATCTGGTTAAGTACGCCATGACTGTGGATGAGAAAGACCCTGCATGGTGGGACTACAGAGAACGCATTGCACGTATCGAACAAGCACATGACACAGGCGTATGGAACCCAAGACCTTCTCCACTATGTCCGTGGTGCGCAGTAATTACGTGTGAATTTCACCCAAGAAAATAGGAGTTAAATATGTTTGATTGTGGATGCGAAATTGAAGCAATGATTGTTAATTTTAAAAACAACGTAGGGTTTTTACATACGGCAGACGGACAATTTCCTAGCATAGAAAAAACAGTACGTTCTTTTCTTGCAATAAACCAAAACATAAAACGTATTGAAACTTATGTGTGTAATAGACCAGAAGAAGTACTTCTGTATATTCCCGGCCTTAATAAATGGAATGCTTTCCCCCCAACAGAAAAGTTTTTTGGAGAAATAAAATGACCCGTAACTACAGAGATGAGTACGACAATTATCAGGGACAACCTGAACAAATTAAGAAACGAGGCGAGCGTGTGAAAGCGCGACGCATGATGGAGAAGACCGGAGCAGTAACTAAAGGCGACGGTAAAGATGTCGATCACAAGAAGCCGCTACGTTCAGGCGGTACAACAACGAAGTCTAATTTAAGAGTACGCAGCGTCAAAGCAAACAGGAGTGACAACAAATGAACTTCGAACAATGGTGGGAACAACTAAGTGACGCCGAGCGCAGGTTTATAGGAATACACAGTGCTAGGTTTATTTGGGTAGAAGCGTATCAAATAGGATTTACGGAAGGCTTCACAGAAGGCCGAGACGCACAACTTGGAGAGGCAGATGCAGATCATTGAAAACAAAGCGTTGCTGTTTCGCACTCGCAACCCAGATAAGTATCGTGTAATTCCTAAGCATAAGGTGATGAATAGATATGACGATGGCTCGACAGAGATTGCTGTCTATTGGGGACTTGACGAAGCTAGGGTTCTTAAAAATCTCGGTGTTAAAAATGTTCCTTCACCTATTACCAAACGCTACAATTGGCCGGGCAAATACAAACCAATGGCGCATCAGATTGAGACAGCGGCATTTCTCACGCTGCATAAGAAGGCATTCGTTTTTTCGGAGCCGGGTACTGGTAAGACCCTCTCGGCGCTTTGGGCAGCGGACTACTTGATGACACGCGGCGATGTACGCCGCTGTTTAGTTCTCTGTCCGTTGTCGATTATGCAGTCAGCATGGATGGGTGACTTGAACCAAAGTATTATCCATCGCTCTGCCGTTGTAGCGCACCACTCTCAGGCTAGTCGCCGCATCGAAATGGTTCAGCAGAGCTATGAGTTTGTCATTACCAACTACGATGGTTTGAACTTAATCGCTGACGAAATAATTAACGATGGCAGGTTTGATCTCATCATCGTTGACGAAGCCAACGCATACAAAACCATTACGACTAAACGATGGAAAGCATTGAAGTCGTTGATAACACCTACGACACATCTTTGGATGATGACGGGTACACCTGCATCGCAGTCGCCTGCTGATGCGTATGGCTTGGCTCGCTTAGTTAATCCTGAAGGTGTACCGAAGTTCTTCACAGGCTGGCGTGACAAGGTCATGCAAAAGTTAACGCAGTTTCGATGGATACCAAAAGTAGCAGCACCTGATGAAGTGCATCGTGCCTTACAGCCTGCGATTAGATTTACGAAAGAGCAGTGCCTTGACTTACCCCCTGTGCTGACAACGACGCGTGAAGTACCGCTCACACCACAGCAAGCTAAGTACTACAACATGTTGAAAGAACGCATGATGGTGCAAGCCGCAGGCGAAACGATTACTGCTGTGAACGCTGCTGCCGGCGTATCTAAGTTGCTACAAATATCATGCGGTGCAGCCTACACAGACGAGAAGGAAGTCGTTGAGTTTGATTCCGCCCCACGCTTGGCAGTCCTTGAAGAAATCCTTAACGAGACTAGCCGCAAGGTAATTATCTTTGCACTATTTAGAAGCACCATCGACGGCATACACACGTACCTACTTAAGAAAAATATAACAGCGGAGTGTATACACGGGGATGTACCGCCGACTAAACGCGCAGACATTATCCGACGCTTCCAAATAGAAAAAGACCCGCGAGTATTAGTTATGCAACCACAAGCAAGCGCACATGGAATCACGTTGACTGCTGCTGATACCGTTGTGTTTTATGGGCCGCTGATGTCTGTTGAGCAATACACCCAATGTATTGCACGAGCCGATAGGAAGGGGCAAAACTCTGACAAAGTAACCGTTGTACACATAGAAGGTTCACCAATTGAAAAGAAAATGTTTAAAGCTTTGCAAGGAAAAGTTACCGATCATGCACTGCTTACAGAACTCTTTATCACCGAAATAAAAAAATGAGAAAGGGGGTTGCGTTCAAATCCAAACCGCAGTAATCTGTCAAACCCTAGACAAAAAACAATTAGGAGAAGCAAATGTCCGATGTAGCCACAGAGCTTATTCCAATGGACAAGCTCGCAAAGGTTTACCGCAAAATCAAAGCAGAGATTGACGAACTGACGAAAGAGTACGACACGAAAGTGGAGATACTTAAAGCGCAGCAAGACGAACTTCGCTTTGCTATGAAAGACCAGATGAAAGCCCTTGGGGTCAAGTCTGTTAACACCGTCTTCGGCACCGTAACAATGATTAACAAGACGCGATACGGCACAGATGATTGGGACTCGTTCAAGAAGTTTATTGTCGAGCACGATGTAGTCGATCTTCTGGAAAAGCGTATCGCCCAACTTAACATGGCACGGTTCCTTGAAGAAAATCCCGGCAGTGTACCGCCCGGATTGAATGCCTTCTCGGACTTTGAAATCCGAGTTAATAAACCCACTAAATGAGATCACGATATGTCAAACATAACGCTATTTAATCCCTCCCAAGCTCCCGCATTTGCCCGTAACAACGCACTGTCTGAAACTGCTTTAGCTTTAACTGGCGGTAGTACCGGTACTAGCAGTAAACGTATCTCCATCAAGGGCGGTGTCTTCCGTCTGGTTGCTGGTGGTAAAGAGATTGCTGCTATTGATGAGCGCCATCTGGACGTCATCATTGTTAAGGCTGCACCAAAGGTTAGTCGTATCTTCTACGCTAAGGCGTATGACTCTGAGAACATCACAGGGCCAGACTGCTGGTCTAACGATGGCGAGAAGCCTGATGCAGGAGCACAGAACAAGCAAGCACCTACCTGTATCAACTGCCCACAGAACCAAGCAGGTTCAGGTCAAGGTAACAGCCGTGCGTGTCGTTATCAGCAGCGTTTAGCTGTTGTGTTGGAGAGCAATCCTACTGGGGATGTGTTGCAGTTGACGTTGCCTGCGACATCGGTGTTCGGTAAAGAAGACGGTGACAAGCGTCCTCTGCAAGCCTATGCACGTCACTTGGCAGTGTCAAACCCTCCTGTTAGCCCAGAGATGATCGTAACGCGTATGCGCTTCGATACGAAGGCCGAGTCTCCTAAGCTGTTCTTCCAACCTGTTCGTTGGTTGACTGATGACGAGTTCGCGGTTGTGCAGGAGCAAGCTGCCTCGACTGATGCAAGTCGCGCAGTAGTTATGACCGTTGCACAGAGCGATGGTGTTAAGCAGTCTGCACCTCTGGCGCTGCCCGGCAAGCCTCCTGTTGTTGAAGAAGAGGAAGCACCGAAACCTAAAGCTGCGAAGAAACCAAAAGTGGAAGTAGCTGACGAGGACTCCGAGCCAGAAGTTCGCAAGGATGCAGCCAAGCCTACAGCCGTGCCAGAGAAGAAGTCGAAGCTCGCAGACATCGTATCTGATTGGGACGACGAGTAAGTTTTACGGGGGAAAGCGGATGCTGTGAACCGAGTGTGGATGCACGGCGCTCATAGACGCAGCGAGTACCCCACCTAACAGCCCAGCCGGCGGTGGCGCTAATAACACCGGCAGCAGGGGCTAGGCATTCCTTTGGAAGTTGTTGCAGTCTCCAAGCCTAGTGACCCTGCACTTTTTTATAAGGAGAAGCGAATGTTTGGTGGAAAAACATACGACGCAGAACGCGACAAAGATCGCTTAAAGAACCAACTGTTCAGTGTCTGGCGGCTAATGAAGGACAGCCGTTGGAGAACGCTTGAACAGATTTCAGAGAAGGTTGGTTGTCCTGAAGCAAGTGTAAGTGCAAGGCTTCGGGATTTTCGCAAACGTCAGTTCGGTAGCCATACCGTTGAACGCGAGTATGTACGCCGAGGTTTATTTAAGTACCGACTTATCCCCAACGAAGAACACTAATGGCTTACTCACAAAAAATAATTGACGCAATATCTGCTGCGCCTAAGACAGAAGGAAATAAGCTTGGGCGTTGGGCAGTACATTTGGACTTTCCGGTAACGAAGATTGCTTACGCTCTGGGAGTCACAAGGCAGACGGTTTACAACTGGTTCATAGGTAAGACAGATGTGTTTGTTGCTTATGAAGAACGCGTGGACTTTCTATTAAAAATAATGCAGTCATCTAAAACTGCCGACGAAGCATGGAGAAAAATATGTCAAGCATACGGCCTGAAGCCTTAACCGATAAAGAACTATTAAAAGCGGGATACATACTCTGGAATGATGAAACAGGTATGCCTGTACTGTTTCAAAAGGAACTATTAAAACGCTGCGCTGGGCTACTAGATAAGCTTCAGTTCAACGGAACCCCTGCACCACAAGAAGACCCAAAGCAACTCCGCCTGTTCGAAGATTAAATCCAAAGGAAAGCTATGACTCCGCTTGAGTTTCTAGCGGTTGTCTTGCCGTCTTCGGGTCACGGGTTGTATTGCGCCTGCGAAATGACGGACAAGAAAGATCACATCTTTGTTGAAGACACCGCTGAGTTTTACCCCAAGGTGGATACGTGGGTAGAGAACAAGTGCAATGTGTATTTTGCATTGGCTACGTTTGACGAAAAAGTTGCGCAGATTAAAGGCAACAAAGACAGGCGCACGATTCCTAACTCACGCTTTATCAAGGCGCTGTTCCTTGATTTGGATGGGTACGAGTCCAAGAAAGCTGCGGCACTAGCATTGAATCAATTCATGGTGAAGACAGGGCTAGACTTGCTCGGTACACCGTGGATTGTTTCGTCTGGTGGTGGCTTGCATTGCTATTGGCCGTTAGAAGAAACCATTGAGGTCGCAGTCTGGAAGCCTGTGGCTGAGAACTTTAAGCGCCTGTGCAAGCAAGAAGGGCTACGCATTGACAACACCGTCACCGCAGACTCGGCAAGGATACTGCGCATCCCTGAAACTTTTAACTTTAAAGAGAAGTACCCCGAGCCGCGTTCGGTTCGCATAATGTCCGAAGGAGATACGTTTGATTTTGAAACGATAGCTGAACACATACGCAGTCAGTTAAAAACAATACCTGCCTTCACCGCTACTAACGTCATCGAGCTACCCGGCACGAGGCCAACTGCACCGTCAACAACTAGCGTCAAGCTATTTGAAAACTCGGTCACGAAGTTTCGCACCATCGTTGAAAAGACCAAGGCAGGTACAGGCTGCGGTCAACTCGCATACTACCTAGAGAACGCAAAAGAAGATGGCATGGAGCCGCTCTGGCGGGGGATGCTGTCGATTGCACAGAAGTGTGAGGAGTCGGAGAAGGCTGTTGTGTGGTTGTCTCAGATGCACCCATACGATGAAGACCGTATGCACACCAAGCTGCGCGAGATCAAGGGGCCATATCCATGCACGAAGTTTGACAGCGAGAATCCGGGGGTGTGTACTGGGTGTCAGCATTGGGGCAAGATTACTAATCCGTTGGCGCTTGGTAGGGAGTTTGCTGTTGAGACTACGGAGAAGGAAGTCGAGGTTCAGATCGACAAGGAAGTTAAAAAGATTCTGCGGCCCGAACCACCACGAGGCTATGCGTATGGTCAGAACGGTGGGGTGTTTGTTGAGCGCGATGACGAGGACGCTGATGGTAACAAGGTTAAACGTCAGATCATGCTCTTGCCCTACGACTTATTCCCTGTGGACATTTTGAATCAGAACGGAGAACACACCGTACACATGCTTGCCGTTAGGAAAGAAGGGGCGCAGACCATAACCTTCCCGCAGAAATGTGCAGTCAGTAAGGAAGAAACGCTAAAGCACTTGGCAAACCAGAACATCATTGC